TCGGTTTACAGGAAACGGTAAACAAGGCTGGTAACGCCGTGCAAAAAAATGGCGATACGTTGTCCGGTGGACTTACTTTTGAAAACGACTCAATCCTTGCCTGGATTCGAAATACTGACTGGGCAAAGATTGGGTTTAAAAATAATTCGGATGCAGACACCGATTCCTACATGTGGTTTGAAACAGGCAACAACGGCAATGAATATTTCAAATGGAGACACCGCATCATTGGCACCCGGCCTAAAGACCTGATGAATCTTAAATGGAATGCTTTGTCTGTTCTTGTTGAAGCCCTTTTCAGCAGTGAAGTGAAAATATCGACAGTCAATGCACTGAGGATATTTAATTCATCTTTTGGTGCCATTTTTCGTCGTTCTGAAGAATGCCTGCATATCATCCCTACACGAGAGAATGAAGGGGAAAATGGTAATATAGGGCCACTACGCCCCTTTACGCTTAATCTCAGAACTGGCCGGATAAGCATGGGGCATGGTCTTGATGTTACAGGGGATATATTTGCAAACCGTTTTGCAATTAACAGTAGTACCGGCATGTGGATTCATATGCGTGACCAGAATGTTATTTTGGGACGTAATGCGGTATCCACTGATGGTGCTCAGGCTTTGCTCCGTCAGGACCATGCCGACCGCAAATTTATGATTGGCGGTCTGGGAAATAAGCAATTTGGCATCTACATGATTAATAACTCAAGGACAGCCAATGGCACCGATGGTCAGGCGTACATGGATAATAACGGGAACTGGCTTTGCGGCTCGCAAGTTATTCCCGGCAACTATGGCAATTTTGATTCCAGATATGTGAAAGATGTTCGACTTGGTTCACAGCAATATTATGGAGTGAACAACTGGCAAACATGGAATTTTCAGTGCCCGTCAGGCTATGTACTGACGGGGATTAACGTACAGGATACCGGAAAAAACTCTGCCGATAATATTGCAGGCGTTCATTACAGGCCAGTGCAAAAGTATATAAATGGCACTTGGTATAATGTGGCGAGTATTTAATATGATGCACTTAAAGAACATAAAAGCAGGTAATGCTAAAACAGTGGAGCAGTATGAGTTAACAAAGAAGCACGGAGTCATCTGGCTTTACTCTGAGGACGGAAAAAACTGGTATGAGGAAGTGAAGAACTTTCAGCCAGACACAATAAAGATTGTTTACGATGCAAATAATATTATTGTCGCCATCACCAAAGATGCCTCCACGCTTAACCCTGAAGGTTATAGCGTCGTTGAGGTTCCTGATATTACAGCTAATCGTCGTGCTGATGATTCCGGTAAGTGGATGTTTAAGGACGGAGCTGTGGTTAAACGGATTTATACGGCTGACGAACAGCAACAACAGGCCGAATCACAAAAGGCCGCATTGCTTTCCGAAGCTGAATCAGTCATCCAGCCGCTGGAACGCGCTGTCAGGCTGAATATGGCGACGGACGAGGAACGCACACGACTGGAAGCATGGGAACGCTACAGTGTTCTGGTCAGCCGTGTGGATACGGCAAAGCCAGAATGGCCACAAAAGCCTGAGTAAAAATTAAGGCCCGATATCGGGCCTTGTTTCATTCTGGTTGTTCGGGAAACGTTACTGGCAGGCTGGAGGTGTCTGTGGATTCGACCTTCTGCGCATAGAGCATCCACTCGGTTAATTTTTGTTTATTCTCGTCGGAAATAATGCCCAGCCGTAGCTGTGAGTCCCATAGCTGGGTTTTATCCCTGACGAGCTGTAGCAGGCTTTGCTTTTCATTTTCCGCTTGTTGCCTCTGCTCTTCCCCGGTATAAGTTCGCTTTATCACTACGCCATCTTTGAACATCCATTTACCTGAAATATCAGCCCGGCGATTTGCTGTAATATCAGGAACCTCAACGACGCTTGCGCCTTCCGGATTAATTGCTGAAACATCCTTTTCAATACAAATAATAACGCCGTTGTGGTCATAGACCATTTTCAACGTATCAGGCTGAAAGTTCTTTTGTTCCTCATACCAGTTTTTCCCATCCTCTGTATAAAGCCATTTGATGTTAAATTGTTTCGTTAGCTGGTATTGCTCTTTTGTTTCAGGATTACCAGCAGAAATGTTTTTTAAGTGCATCATCGTTAAATACTCCCCGCGTTATACCACGTCCCATTAATGCAATACTGAATTGGCCTTGCCTGAGTTGTATCAATTAGTTCATCTCTGTTTGAGTTAACGGAACCGGTAACAACATAACCTGACCTGTCAGACCATCCGGGACCATTCCATGTCTGAACAGATAACAGACCACCAAGGCGAATACCTGTAATAAACCTTGAGTTACATTCTGCCTGCGTATATGCACCAACATCTCCCGCAGAGGGTTTGCGGGTTGTGGTGTAAAACTCTGACCAGTCAGCTTCAAAGCCATAACCATCACGCGCTGAACGATAAAAAATACCGCCGTTCCTGTAATTCACGCGGAACTGTACAGCAGGGCAGCTCCCCGTATTCATATTGAAGTGGAGGATTAATGTCGATGCGCCACCAATGTTTGCGTTATAGACCCCGCTATTCCAGTTCCAGCCAACAGCTTTATCATTTCCGACAGTGCTTCCTGTTTGCCCTAAAGCAAATGCAGGTTGTTGATTTTTCGTGTTGTAGTCTCGTCGCCAGCCAGGAGCGTAAGCATCACCATGATTAATATAAGTGAATTGAGCGTTAGTAATTCCGCCACCGCTGGACGTGCTCGGCGTGGTAACGCGTATGGTCATTGCGCCGCGAGTGCCAATAACTTCCACCACAGCACCTGCAAGACAAATATTTCCGCAACCTGTATCTGTAATGACCTTATTATTTGCATAAGCCCATGAGCCTTTGCACATCCAGTAAGGATGGTTAAATGCTCCCTGACTCTCCAGCCACGAAATAAATTGCGCGGTTGTCCAGACCTGACTATCGCCACCAATATTCAGCCATGAGCTATATGCGCGGCAGGCACCAATATTTTTGGTGAAGGTATCTTTCCCCGGAATATCTGCGCCGTTCTGGTTTTTCTGTAATGCGCCAGAAGCCTGATTTACCGTTTCCTGTAAACCGAGGTATTCGATAACGGCAGCAACGGTCGATTTCGCAAGAATATCCCGCCCGACTTTTGTCAGGGTTGCCAGGCTGGCGACATCATTCCCCGTAAAATACGGAAACCTGTCTGCCGCAGTAGCAAGCCCCGCCAGCGCCGTCAGAGTGGCATCTTTCGGTTGCTTACCCGCAAGCGCGTTAGTCATGGTGGTCGCAAAATTCGGGTCGTTGCCCAGCGCCGC